AACATATTACTCGAAGATATCGTCGCGGGTGATGGCGGAGCCTTTGGAACCGCGCAAGAGCCTATATACAGCCCTAATAATATTACATCTGGAGACACATATGCAAGAGGAGACTCTCGAAATATATTCGGGAATGCAAAAGTAAAAATACAGCGCCGCAACAATATACCTAACTTAATAACAGGTAAAAAGAGAAAAAAGAGGAAAAAACGCAGTTGATTTATTTTTGAGAAATCATTAAATAGATTTGTGGGTGGTGAGAGGGGAGAAAAAAGAAAACTAATGGTCTTGGTAATTATATAAAATGGAGCTCGGTCACTGGAGTTTTGACGGGATTGTGCCTGAAAGATTCTACGGGTTCGTATATATTATTGAGAATTCAACAAATAGTCGTAAGTATATCGGTAAAAAGCAGTGTATTACCACTGTTAAACTACGCCCTCTTAAGGGAAAGAGGAATAAAAGGCACGTAGAGAAAGAGACCGACTGGAAGACCTACTGCGGATCGAGCGAGCAGCTACTTAAGGACATTGAGATCCTCGGAAAAGATAAGTTCACCTTTAATATTATTAAATTCTGCGATAGTAAGTCTGAATTAGCGTATTGCGAGGCTAAATTACAGTTTGATAATGACGTTCTTCTTAGAGAGGACTATTATAACGGGATAATAAACGTTAGAATTGGGAGAATAGCTAAAAAGAAGACCTAATAGTTGATATTGGCTCTTTCCCCTATATCTTCCATATTATGGGGGTGGATTTAAAATTATATAATATCGAGTTGATAGATATTACAGAGGAACTTTCATATAATATTATGAGAGAGTGGATTGATTACCTTTATGAATTTCAACTCCTGGAATCTAATAAAAATACTAAGTTAAAGGTGTTTTATCACTTTTTTATCAAAAAAGTATCTGACTTAATTGTGGATTCATCAAAAGATTGCAAGAAAATACTGTTTATAACCATTTGTAATGAGAAAAAATGCGATATAGTGCTTAAAAACAGAATTAGTCAGGCAAATTATGAAGAATCTGAGTTTTTTACTATGATTAAAGGGTTAATATCTAAGATAGAGCGTAATTTTCCTATCAAATTCGTGGTTTCTACTAAGTCTTACAAAGAATATTTGGATTTTTTATATAAAACCCCTGGAAAAATTAACTATCTTAGATTAAAGATAGAGAAATCCGACTTTACTAAGTTTACATACAGCAAGATCTTAAAGTTTACAAAAAAATATGACTTATCATGGCTGAATGAAAACTATTTTAACACAATTAAGTCAAAACTACTTCTTATTTCCTAAATATGTATAATAAAATGAAAAAATTCGACAGAATTCTAAGAGAGACCTATAGGCTCCTACAAGAGCAAGACCCTAACGCTCCGGTTGATCCTGCTATGGATCCAAATGCTGCCGTCGATTTGGGCGCTGCAGCTCCTGTAGAGGGCGGGGATGTTACTAAGGCACTAAGCGCTGATGGCGAGGTAGCGTTAGTTAAAATTGCTTATAAGGCCATTGAGGGTAAGGATAATATACCATCTGATTTAAAAAGTAAGCTAGAAAGTTTGCTGCCTGCTGGAGCTGATTCTATTACTAAAGAAAATGCTAAAGAAGTTACCAAAGTAATTGACGATATTGTGAATCCCGCTGAGGGGTTGGATAGTTCTGAAGAAACTGATAAACAAATTATTGGCGCATTACCTACGATTTAATTTTTATGTCCTGGCAATCTCTAGCGGATGTGTATACTGAGGGAGTTACTCGTAATAACTATAATACAAATTTAGATATAGAATGGCGATCCCTATCGGATGTATATAGTGAGGCTACTGTTAGTATTAAATTTAGCGATGACGAAGTTCATGAGATTAATCTTAGCGATGTTTATGCGAGAAAGGTGCTGGGGTATGCTTCCTTTACCGAAGAGTCGCTGTACGAATTAATTACAAGATGGGCAAGGACTGGGGGCTGGAGGGATTATGCTGTTAAGAGAATATCTGAGCAAATTAATTCCATTCTTAAAGAGATATTTCCTGATAAAATAAATAATCCGGTCGAAATTAAAAAAATCGCAAAAGAAATAAGAGCGATAATTGCCTTTAAAAAGAGACAAAATACTTTTTCTAATTTTATAACCGGTAGGGGCAGTGATATATTTAAGGTATTGAAAATACCTGGTGTACAGACATTATCTGATAACAGGTTTCTCTCAGCTTTATGCCAAATTGATTTGTCAGAGGGCAAGGTGAATGTTGGTCCTGGAGAAGTAGCTATTACTTTATTTACAGAGGCAACAAATCCAAAGAAGGGAGATCTCCATGTAGAAGGTATTGGGGAGATTGAGCTAAAGGGGTACGATGGTAGAATAGGTAAGGGGGAAACTGAGCGCGCTATTCTTAGAGGTATTATTAATAAAGCGGTTGATGTTGAATCTATCGAACGAACGCAGACCGCACTATTTACCCAGATACAGAATTTAAAGGCAACGTATATAGATAACCGTATGCTCGATTTTAAGTGTATAACTCCACGTAATAAAATTTTTAAGATTTTAGACGCGATATATAAATCATCAAATATAAAGGATTTTTTGAAAAAAACAAATTCCCAAGATTTTACAAAAGGTGAGAGTAGTAAACTTATAAATACCCTCGATGGTTGTCAGCCTAAAAATCAAGATGAATACCTTATTGGGTTCAAGGATGCTGCTAAACAGCTTATCGAATTAGCCTACAAGATACACGGATACAAATTAGGTAAAGAAACTACGCAGTTTAAAACATATTTTAGTACCGATATAATTGATGGAGATACTAAATTAAATACTATTTTTAAATATATTAAAAGCCAAGTTACCGACGGCATTAAAAGTTTAATTGCTGAGTATTATGCAAAGATGCCAGCGGAGAGCATTGTTGGGGCTATAACTATTGCTAATTATCAGCAAGATGAAAAATTCAGCTATATTATTTTTGCAAACACTCTCCCAAGTGTTATCGAAGGAGGGGCGCTTCCATGCGAGGTAATCGGAGCGTTTAGCAATAGTTATGAAGACAATTTAAGACTTATTTTAGATAGTATTAAAGATTTATCATTTACACCGAATGCGGATCGAGGAGGGTTTCAAGTTCAATATAAAGGAGTTTCATCGGCAGCTTCACCCACGTCGACGCCTCCTGCTGCTGACACCCTACCATCTGAAGGTGAGAGATTAAATATAGCAATATGAAGACGTTTAAGCAATTTTTTAATCTTCTGAAAGAGGGAGGTAATCTGTTTCCTGATACTCGTCGTATTAATAAGCAGGAGGTAATTCCTACAGTAAGGCAGTTAGAGATACTTACAGGTCTTCCCTTTATGGATAATATGCTCGGATCTACCGGCAAGGCGGAAACGTCTGGAGATTTAGATCTAGGGATTGACGCCAATACTATTAGTAAAGACGAGCTTATTCAAATTTTATCATCAAAAGGAGTTCAGGCAGAAAATATGAAAAAGACCGGCATAGAGGTCGGTTATAGGTCCCCTATTTATAAAAACAATAAAGACATGGCAGGGGGGTTTGTTCAGGTGGATTTTATGTTCCATACAGATATAAATTACTTAAGATGGTTTTATGCGAGTAATGAAAAATCGCCCTTTAAGGGTAGAGATAGGAATATTCTTTTATCCGCTATTGCTAAAGTTAAAAATTTAACATTATCAATAAACGGTCTTTCAAGTAGAGAGACTAAAATGTTTATTACATACGACCCGAGTATTATTGCTAAGAAAATATTTGATGATAAGGCTACTAAAAAAGACTTACACGATATACCTTCTATAATTAACTGTTTAAGAAGAATATATAAAGACGATAATGCCATAAAGGAAATCGTTGCCCCTGCCGAACAAACATCTGGAGTTTCATACATATGATACCTTTTAGCCAGTATTTTTATCTTAACGAAAGTGCTCGTATACAGCACGCTGAGGATATTATTTTCTGGGAAGGTTCTCGAGGAGCTCTCAGGGCGTTGGGAGCTCTAACCGATCTTCAGCAAAATTATAAAAATGTTTCTATAAAGTGGGATGGATCGCCTGCGGTTATTTTCGGTCGCAACGAAAAGGGCGAGTTTGTATTTACTGATAAGAATGGATTCACCGCAAAAGGATATGACGGTAAGTCCAAGTCCGCTGACGATCTAAAAAATATGTTTCTAAATAGAAGCGGCGGTAAGAACAGGGAGAATGAATCTTATGTAGAGTTTACGGAGAGAATGGGAGACGCTTTTAATATAATACAAAAGTCAATGCCCAAAAATTTTAGAGGGTATGTAAAAGGAGATATGCTTTATTTCAATACCCCTCCTGTTTTTAATAAAAACTACGTCTTTACGCCTAATATAGTCAGATATGCTGTAGCTACAAGTAGCGATTTGGGCAAGAGGATTGGTAAATCGAAGATAGGTATTGTCGTTCACCGGAGCGTAGACGAGGCGGGCGAGGAGACTCCGCTTACCTCTTATGATATTCTTGAAGGAGATGCTGTACTTGTATTGCCTCCCGTATCAATGGAGCAGTCCCCTACTATAAATGTAAAAGAGATAGGTGCTTTAAGAGAAGTAGTGATGCAATTCGCGAGTAAGATCGATAGCATGCTCGATACTGATAAGTTGAAAGATAGACAGATTGCTGATCTCGCAGATATTTTTTATAAGTATACAAACTCTAAAGTGGATACCGGTCTAGAAACGCTTGGCCTTGATTTTACTCAGTGGCTCGAAACGTCTAATTTAACTAAATCTAAAAAACAGAATGTTTTAACATATATCAACGAGCATTTGGATGGTTTCTCTGCTTTGTGGCAGATTGTAAACGGTATAATGAGAATAAAGGATAATATTATATCTCAGTTCGATAAGAGATCGCAGGTTGTTTCGCAGTCTATAGAGGGCATCGGAACGGGCGGCGAAGGGTATGTATTAGCAGACGCCGGGGGAGATATAAAGCTCGTCCCAAGAGAGCATTTTAGTAAAGCAAACAGATCAAAAGTAAGATGAAGACATTTAACCAATTTTTTAAAGAACAAGCGACAGGAAACAAGTCTATTGCAATTTATCCTGGACGCTTTCAGCCGATGTTCTTGCATCATAAGCAAGTATTTGATCAGCTCGTCTCTCAATTTGGGCCTAAGAATGTATATATATCAACATCGGATGATACAAAGGATCCTTTATCTTCTCCTCTTAATTTTGAATTAAAAAAGAAAGTAATGATCGATATGTTAGGTATAAAGGAGGATAGAATTCTTCAGAGGGTATCGCCTTACAGAATTGATTTGTATAGCGATATAAAGCCAGAAGATTCTACATTATTTTTTGCTTTGGGCGAGAAAGATCAGCAGGAGAGATTTCCTTTTAAGAACTTAAAGGATGGTGTGAGCTACAAGAAAGATAATATTACCCCAACTCAAATTCAGCCTGAATCAGCAAATTTTAATCCTGTAATATCTGGAAATAATTTGTATGCCTTTATAAAAATAATACCTAATGTCGAATCTCAATCTGGAGTTATGAAGGCTACTGATTTTAGAACTGCTGTTCGTAATGCTAACTCGTTTGAGGAAGCTAAAAATATATTTTTTAGCGCGTACGGTAAGCAAGTAGACGGCTCAATGGACGATGTTATTCAGAAAATAAGAACTATCTAAGAGTATTCAGATAGTTTAGTATTTTTAGAAGGTTTTTTTCCGCGGCCTGGTCTATTTTATCGGAACTTACCTCCTTCAACGCAGTTTGAATCTTATCTAAAACGGTTGGTTCCTTAGGCATTACTGGATTAACCATTACAGTTTTAGTCTGCCCATCATCTACCATATGACCTAGACCTAAATCCTCTCTTAATAGGTCATTTATAAAAATTCTAGTTGATTCTTTAAGCCATTTATCCATTTATACATATATTTATACATTAAAATAGTGATAGTTGCATAAATATATGTATGAAAAATAGCGATAGTTCGCAACTCGGCCTAATATATGAAAATATAGTTTTAATGAAGAGACCTATCGGCGATATGGGTGGAGATCTAGGCAGTATGGTGAGAGGCGTGATGGGTGGTCTTGATGAGGATGAATATGAGGACGAGGACGAGTATGAAGGCGGGAGCGAATACGAGGATGAGGGGGAATATGAGGATGATCATAACCCTGAAGAGGAGGACCCGAGTGAGATTCATATGGCGAGAGCAGAACTTAAAAAGTTGCGCGAGTATTCTGATAAGTTATATGATAAAATAGGAGAGATGGAAGGCCTCGAGGGATGGGTGGCGTCTAAGATTACTAAGGCTGCTGATTATTTATCTTCTGTATATCACTGGCTCGATTATGAGCATGGTGATGATGGTGATTGTGGCTGCGAGCATGATGACGAGGGAGAATACGAGGATGAATACGAGGACGAGGATGAAGATAGCGAAACCTTAAGGTATTAATAAATAAATAATATGAGCCAACCATTTACAGATAATAACGGAACGACATTTTATAATATAAATGTATGTAGGTCTTTTTCGAGAACGCTTGGTAGCACTCTTGTTGCACTCGCAAATCAGCCGTGTTCGGAAGTAGTTATTATAAATACAACTGGGCAATTATTGTCTGCTTTTGATGATGGATATAGTAGCGCCGCTAATGCTCTAATTATTCCTATTAATGGTATTGTAGAGATTCGCGGTATTACCAACTCATCTCAGGTATCTGCTTTAGGGTCGAGCGGCACGACATTTTCCTACCGGACGCAATATTTTAGCTATAATCCGCAAAGGTAATTGGTAATAAGTCCAATTTGGATTAAATACTGTTAATGACAGTGTTTAGCGAAAAGGTGATACCCACCTTTACTAGCTCTGACCATAACATTATAGTTGTTGAAAGTTTTAATGAAATTTTCTTCGATGTTTTTGAGTTAGAGATAAACGGTAATAAGTATGTAGCAGAGAAGGTTTCCGAGAAAGACGGAAAACCAATCGTATCTATTCCGTTAACTCATAATGGTCAGAAGAAAAACGTGCCGTTTCTTTTAGAGAGGGGCGATGAGACCGCGGTATACTATAATGATTCTAATACTCGGCTAATAAGGCCTGTTAGGGAGACTAAAATCGAGAAAATAGATATACTCAATTTAGTAGAGACTAAAATACAAGAAAGAGTACCTCTATTTGAGATACCGGATGTTGAAAGAGCGGTAGACAACATAAAGGCTGTTAAAGAGTCAGCGGTAGAGTACCTCAATAAGTGTCGCTCTGAGTATGTTGAAGCTCAAAAGAGGGAGATAGACAGTTTTGAGAATAAAAAGAAGCAGGAAATCAAGAAACTCAATGAAGAGTATCGTAAGAACATGGTTTCAGAGTTTCTTTCTCTTACTGAGAATGTAAAAAACCAGATATTAGAGAGTAATTCTGAGGAAAGGGCTGATTATAACGGCTATATTAGGGAACTCTTTGTAGAATACTGCCAGGAAATAGAGGATAGAGTCGATAATAACTACGAGACTGCTATTAACTCCTTGGAATCTAAGGTTAATACCCTTACGGAGACTGTTTTTGCCGATAAAATTCAAAATATCTTTGAGAATAGGGTAAATGAGGTGGAGAAAATCATTTCTGCCAATGATACTCTCACGAATAAGAAGTTATATAAAGAGTTATCCAGGATTAACGCCCAGATTAACTCAAAAATTGATGATTCTTCAAGGGAGAATATCAAAAGTATCGAGAGTTTAGCTGAGCGGTATGATAATGCTCTAAGAACTCTTGAGGAGTCGGTTATTGATACTAATAATAACTTCCAAAAGAGCTCCAACAAGGCTCTCAGTAGGATTGGTAATGTAAAGAACGAGTTATCGGAAAAAATTGACAAGGTCAATCTAGATATTAACACCTTATCTGAGATTCAGGTAGGTTTAAGGGAGAATATTGAAACTCATAGAGGCAATATTAAAAAGTATTTTAACAAAAAAATATCCTTTTTAGATACTAAGATAACTGATGTTAATGAAGAATATAAAAAGGATATTATTAACCTTATTAGAGAGAGTGAAAGGAAGTTATTAGAGGAGATTGCCGGTATTGATACTAAACTACCTACGCTTATCCTAAAAGAAGCGCGCACTAAGAAAGATAATGTAGAAGTCTCCCTCGAAGATATACGCAAAGAGTTAGAAAATAATATATCCGGTAGATTCTCCAAAGAGATAGTAAGTCTAAAGAGACTTATTGAAATGACGTCGGGAGGCGGCGGAGGAGGGGCCGGTGGCGGGTCGCAAACTTTATTATTTGATGAGAATACCGCTCTATTATCTATATCAAACGGTAACGCGGTAAGTCTTTCAGCGTTGAGCGGTGGAGGGGGCGGTGGTGGAGGCATTACTGTTGAGACGGATCCTAAGTTTACCACTTGGGCTCAATCAAATAGTGCTAAGTATGAATCTACGTACACGACTGTTAGTTCAAATAGCGGTAACTGGAACTACCAAGGCAGTGATATTAAGGCACTAACCGCAAACTGGCAAAGCACTTATACAACTGTCAGTGGCAATAGCGCTAACTGGAACTCAACTTACAATACGGTCTATTCTACCAGCGGGTCTTGGAACTACCAGGGAGCAGATATTAAGGCCTTGACCGCTAACTGGCAGAATACTTATACTACCGTTAGCGGTAGCAGCGCTAAATACGACTCTACCTATACGTCTTTAAATACAAATAGTGCGAAGTATGATTCAGTTTATACTTCTTTAAATGCAAATAGCGCAAAGTACGACTCTACTTATACTACTGTTAGTGGAAATAGCGCTAACTGGAACTCAACTTACAATACGGTATATACCGCTAGCGGGTCTTGGGATTATCAAGGAATTGATATTAAATCCTTGACCGCTAATTGGCAAAGTACTTATACGACTGTAAGCACTTATAGTGCGGGATGGGGATTAGGGGGAGGGTCTGATAATCAGACGCTATCGTTCAATGAAAATGACGCAACCCTGTCTATTTTACGCGGCAACACGATAAGTCTTTCAGCATTGAGTGGCGGGGGCAGCGGTACCGGTATTACTGTTGAGACCGACCCTATATTTACTACTTGGGCTCAATCCAATAGCGCGAAGTATGAATCTACATATACTTCTTTTAACACAAATAGCGCGAAGTATGATTCAGTTTATACAACCGTAGGCGCTAATAGCGCTGGATGGGGATCATTATCTGCGCTTAATGATGTAAACATTCCCAGTCCTGTAAACGGTCAGGTATTACAATATAGCTCCGCTACAAATAAATGGATTGCGGGATCGCCGGCATCAGCAACTGGCGCTACCGGATATTACGGCTCATTTTTTGATACTACCGCTGGAGTACTTACCGCCGCCAACCAGGCAAAAAAAGTTGCTATTGCTCAAACTTTTGAATCAAACGGCATTACTGTAAATGATAGTAAGATAATATTTAGCCATGCTGGCACTTATGAGTTAATCTATAGCATTCAATATAAGAGTTTAGATAACGACCCACAGGATATCTATATATGGCTTAGAAAAAATGGGGTCGATGTGCCGGATAGTAGTTCTATATTTTTAATAAACGCTAAAAAAAGTGCGGGGATACCATCTCAGCTAATCGCGGTAACTCCGTTTATAGCGACTCTCACGGCCGGGGAATATTTGGAAATATATTGGCATTGCGAGGCTTATACAAATGTATCTATAGAGACGTTTACTGTAAATCATAATGACCCGACAATCCCGCGAACGCCGG